CAATCCGCTTGGCTTCCTGAGCAAGAGAGCTACTTGCGCCAGCTTGTCTCAAAGCTTCCTCAGCCTTGCGCTTAGTTTCTTTCAATGGCCCGTTGTCAAAGCTATTAAAGCGCTGATTGATAGTGTCAGACAGTTCTCGCTTGACTTCTTCCGCCTTGGCCTTGGCAAGTTCAATATCGTCAGAAATTTCCTGTCTAAGCAATCCAGCCTTATGATCAAAGTCTAAGTCAGCATTTTGAAGAGCCTTTTCAAGGGCGATTTCTTGTGCAGATTCTGTCACTCCAAGAATTGCATCGGCTGCGCTAGATAGGCCACCAGAAGCTCTGGAACCACCAATACCTGCCTTATCATCGAAAGTCAGAGAGATGTATTCTTCTTTTAAGGCATCGAACTCATAAGCAATAGCTTTCTTGAATGCATCGACATTATGTTTCCAGCTCTTGAGATTGACCGTGTCGCCCATATGGACCACTTGCCCATCAAGTTCATAAGCTTCAATCTTGATAGCATCAGAGACCTTGTCAATTCCCTCATTTGAGAACTTAGACTGTGCCCACTTCTGCAACTCTTCAACAGTTTTAGCATTGTTGTTCTCATACTCTTTTTCATTGATATAAGGGTATGAGTTGATAAGAGGACTATCAACAGTCACTCTGATAGTCGTTTCTTTTTCAGCACCTTCAGGTTTAAAAGTCGACTTTGCGTGAATTCTTGTGACAACATTCTGACTGTTTTTTGTGCGTTGGTAGTTCTTCAGATTTTTGTGCGTTGTAATAACAACACCACGATTCTCCCCACGACTCTTCTTGACAGTTATCGCAAAGTTATCACGAACCAGCTCGCCTTCCCATGTACCAACAATGCTGTGCTTACCGTCCAGCAATATAGAGTATAGGGTTTCTGTTTCAGTCGTATTGAAGGTCCTACGGTCCTGGATATCACTGTTGAATGAGAAGTCTCCAAGAGCCGTTTTGGTGTTTTGTACCATGCGAGAAAGAGCCATGCCACAACTCTGACTAGTCACACTTACTGGTGTGATAGAACGTTGCATCACATCGTCTGAAATGTGATAGGCTGTGATTTCCAGATGATCATTGTATTCAACAGGTTTCTTAATGCGAAATAGCTGCGCACCAAGAACAGGAGTCGGCGCTTTTATCAACATATCTTCTTGGATGAGCTGATAAATACCAGAGTCGGAAATGGGATATTTCACAGTTAAGGTGAAATCACCATTCATGATCTCTTTAACAATCGCCGAAGTCGCTTCATGAAGTGGCTCCCCGTTCCATCGAACGGTTCTTACATCTTTATTAAGTAGATAAAGCAATTATGCCCACCCCCAAACCGTTTCGATTTCAATCGATTGAATACCTGGGCCTAAAACAACCCCAATATTCTTAACTTTCGCTGGATCAACTGTAATAAAATCCCCTGACCATTTGACTGGCTTCCCTGTTGTCGTTTTAAAGCTAGGATTGTCAGGATTATTAACCATCACAAGCGATTCTGAGAGTTTTTCAAGCCTAATGACCTGACCAGCGATTGTAAATGAAGTCTCAACAGCGCTCTGACCAACGATTGTGATTTTAGGAAAAGCAAGAGCAGAACCTTGAACGGTCAAGGTTCCACTTCTTGTCAATCTCTGTGTATCGGAGCCTTTAAAGTATTTTGTAGGATGGCAAGTGAATTTTACATCCACCGTCCATGCACCAAAATCATCTTTAATAATTTTGAAATCATCCACTTTATAGCACCAATATTTCACGCTTGGCTCTTGTTCATTCTCTAACCAAAATTTTTCACGATTTAACAGAGAAGAAAAACGGTATAAGTCTTCATCCGTTGGGTTAATCAAGCTAATGTGGTAGCTTTTTTCAATCAACCTACGATGCCTATTTGATTGAACAATTGCACCACTAATCCCATCATGTTCTAAAAGACTAGTTTTTGAGGAGGATACGATGATTTGTGGTCGTGTTTCAACCAGAATCTCACATTTAAATGATGATGTTTTCACTCCATCAATGGTTAACTCATTAATTTTTGTCATGCGAAACCTCCTCTCAAATTAGTTTTTCTTTGTAGTTCTTCAGCAATACGTGTTCCGACTACGTCAGCTAGTCTATTCAAATCCGCTTCTTCTCGGATGGTCACTCCTGAGAAGTTGACATTGATGCTATTCGATGTATTCATCGTATTAGCAATGCTTTGTCCAATTGCACCAAGAGTTGACTTATTGAGTGGAAGGATTGCTTCTGCACCAGCTTCTCCACCAACCATTGCTCTATTTCCATTCATTCCAAATAAAGTTGGTTTGGTCATGATACCACCCTTCGCATACCACTCAATACCGATGCTTGGAACGCCCTGACTTAACCAGTCTAATGGATTGGCTGAACCACTTACATAGAAGTGTGGTAATGGAATGTGCGGCCAACTGATATTGAAATTAAATAGATTCTTAATAGCTTGGATAGCGTTAGATACTGCATTTTTAGCACCATCAATAGCATTTGAAATAGTTGATTTGATAGAGTTCCAAATATTGCTAGCAGTGGATAAGATACCATTAAAAATTCCTGAAATCGTGCTACTCAAATTATTAAACAAATTTGACCCGGTTGAGACCAGGCCAGACCATAAATTGGAAAGGGTAGAAGTAAAACTTGACCACAGTGACTGAGCTCCTGAAATCAAACTTGAGAAAATATTGGACAAGGTGCTAGTAAAGCTAGACCACAAAGACTGTCCCGTTGAGACTACTGAAGACCAAATTTCAGAAAGCCAAGCAGTGAAACTTGACCACGCTGTAGTAGCAGTCGTAACAATATTAGTCCACAATTCAGAAAGCCAAGCGGCGCAAGCATCCCACGTCGACTGAAGCCATTCAGATATGGTCCCCCAGTTCATGATGGCCTGAATGATGAGTGTAATAGCGGCAATAGCAGCAACTATTGCCGCTACGACAATTCCGACAGGCGCACCTATTGCACCTATAGCAATGACTAGCGGTGCTATTGCACCAAGCAGTAGCATTACAGCAGTTGTAACGAGGCCAAGAATCACGATAGTCTGTTGATCAGTTTCATTTAAGCTGGTAAACCAATTAACAGCAGATTCAAGCATGCCCATCAAAGGTTCTAAAGCTGGTATAACAGTCTCAAGTAGTGTACCACCTATCTCGGCAAGCCCTTCTTTTGCTTTGTTGGAATAGGTTGTTAGGTCATCAAATGGATCTTTTGTCTCAGCAAATGTTGTTGCTACAGTTCCTGATGAGTTTTGTGCTGCTTCAGCTAAATCATTAAAACTAAATGCCCCACGTTGGATAGCATCTACCATTTTAGGAGCGGCTCTATTTCCGAAAACTTCAGAAGCAATTCTTATTGCTTCTGTCTTACTAGTAGCATTCTGAATTGCATTGACAGTCTCGTTCAACCCCTCAGTCAATGTCTTTCCGTCTTTAGCATAGTTTACTGTAGCCTTTGAAAGTGAAGCTAAAGCTGCAGAAGAGTCAATCCCACTTTTTTCAAATCTACCAATTAATGTCGCCCCCTCTTTAAAAGATAATCCTAGCATCTTAATCTGTGGAGCTCCATCAATTGCTTTTTGAAAGATGGAGTCATAAGATTGACCAGTATCCTGGCCGACCTTTGTTACTGAGTCCAATACTCTCGCTAGATCCTCATTAGATAAACCGTAAGCATCAATTGCTTTCTTGGCATTTATTGCGGAATTTGAAATATCTTCTCCAGTTATTTTCGAATATTTCAATAGGTACTCTGCTGCAGATTGCAAAGTATCACCAGTAAGTCCAAATTGTGTATTTAACTCACCAACTGCGTCAGCAGATTCTTGAAATGTAGCCGATGGTAAGGATGTAGCGATTCCTTTTGCAATTTCCTGAAGTCCTAACAAGACTTCGCCAGTAAGTCCAGTCTTCGTCGTAACAGTATCCATCGCTTCGTCGATTTCAGACCATGCACCTACTGTTTTTTTACCAGCATCAACCATTTTTTGACCTAGTTGTCCTGCCTTTTCAGCAATGTTCATCATTACATCGGCTTTTAAGTATCCTGTAGCTTCCTTGATGTTTCCTGTTGCTGAACGGCTCGAATCCCCTAGATTCCCCATGGCTTTATCTATCTTTAACACCTCGACTTCTGCTTGCCCAATTTCATTTTGAAGTTGTCGCCATTCCTCTGTTCCGATTTTTTCCTTTCCTAATTCCTCTTGTTTCCGTTTCAACTCCTGGACCTTATCCTTGGCTAATGAAGATTGTTTACCTAATAACTTCATTTTTTCTTCGGACAACTCTACATTTTTAGGATCTAATTCAAGCTTCTGGTTGACGATATCAAGTTCTTTTGCAACATTGTTGATTTCTTTGTTGAGATTTAAAATAGACTTTGGATTTCCTACATCTTCGATATGTTTTTTGGTTGAATTCATTGTCTGGTCAACAACCTTCATCTGTGATTCAACTTTAGAAATTTCAAGTTGAAGCTTATTCCACTGTGCTGACCCAACTTCAGATTCTCCCAGTTCCTTTTGTTGCTTTTTGAGTTCAGCAATTTTCATAGCACCAACACGAGCTTGTTCTTGTAAGTTGAGCAACTTACGATTCAGCAAGTCGACATTGTCTGGATCCATCTTCAATTGTCTATTGATGTTGTTGAAATCTTTTTTCAGACTAGATAAAGCATTATTGATACCTTTTACAGATCTGTCAAATTCAACAGTATTAGCACCAAATTTGACATATAAGCCTTCAAATGTTTCAGCCATAGATTTCCTCCTTTCAGTTTTAGTCAGACATTACATTTAGTAATTCTGCGTTTGATAAAGTTTTCTTCTCATTTTCATTGATACTCATCTGATGTAGTGTTCCCATCAGATAATTAAAGTGTTGACTTTCTGCCCAAAAAACATCCATCCGATTTTCAAAAACAACCTTATAAATTTTTTCAGAAGTTATGACTTCTGTTGAGGCTTTTTTCTATCTTGAGGAACCTTTGCTCTACTTCGGTTAAATTCATAAAAGAGGTCTGAAAAAAAACCAATATCAATCAAATCACCAAACCAAGGAGCAAGAGAGGCTGTTTCAGCAGTCAGCTCATTCTGTACCAAGCGACCATTCTCAACCTCACCGTACAGACAAGGGATGACTTCAGTTAGGAAGTTCATGAAATCTGGCTCCATAAGTAATGGCATTAGTTTGACCTTTTCTTCATCAGTTAAAGCAGATAAACGACCATTTACACCAGTTGCAAGAGCAAGCTGTGTGTAAGCTGTGAGTGCTTTTTGGTTGTCATCAAAGAAGTTGCGACCTGTCCGCTGTTCATACATCTTGATAGCTGGTAAAGAGTAAAGAAAGCGCACTGTTGCAGTGTACTCTCTTTCTTCACCATAACTATCAAACGCTGTGAATGATAGTTCTTTTTTAATCATTTTATCCTCCTGGCACGATGGCTGTTGTTCCTAAAGCTTCATTGATAAAATCAATCAATTTCATTGGGGTACTTGAAGCGAACAATTTATCAAATTTAGCACGGACAACACCCTTGTCTGTATCACGCCATACAATTTCTGAAACAGGTTTTTTATCTGAATCTAGAATAAAATTGTTGGGTGACGCAGTACATGGAATTTCAATTTCTTTTGGTGTAGCAGAGCTTTCATCTGTTGTAGTGCTGCCTTTTGGAGCTGATGCTTTTACATTGGTCCAGATGTGGAACTCTTCAACCTCAGAACCAAACTCGTCTGTAACCGTTTCAGCATATCCCCAAATAAAATTCGCATTCACACCAGTATCGATGAGCGCTGGAGGAGTTGAAGTTGTCAGCTTTTTACCCAAGTGATCAATCATGAATTGTTTAGGAATTTGATAAGTCGTGATGGATCCCTCAGTTGATTTCTTACCTTGAAGACGGACGTGCTCCACGTTATCTGCGTAGTATGCATTTGATTCTTGTGAAGTTTCAAAAGATGTTTTTCGCAATCCTGTAAATGGATACGGTTTTTTTAAATCGAGTGTGCCAGATTCTGTTTTGGAAATCTTGGCAAAGAATCCCGTGGTATTACCATGAGTTACCTCTCGTGTGTCATATTTATAAGTCATTGTGACTCCTTCCTTAATTTGGTCTGATTTTTATTGATTTCATATTATTGAGAAAGATTTCTTTATTTTTGAGGTATGCTGGTCTGATGTGTTCTTGAGGTGCTACAAATCCACCATTTTTTGTTGCATGGCCATTTTCTAACAAGTGAGCAAGCGACTTCTCTTTCCCTTTGTTATATACTACAGCGATATCTTCAATGGTCTCGTGAGTCCATCCTTTTTCATATACTCCGTTTCTTCTAGGACTTCCGTCTCTAATGTCTCCAGCGGTGCTTTTTCCTGCTTTTTCTATGATTTCTAAAACTTGATTCTGGATATCGATTTTTAATGTTTTCGCATTAACGCTACCACTTCCCACTTGTGAATACCTCGATTCTGTAGGTTGTAAGTAAGTAATCTGTATCAGGCTGTTTTAGATTCAACTGACTAGGTTCACACATAAAATTAGACAACATCAATTCCTCAATGCTGTCTAATTTCTTCTTGTGATAGTGACTGATTTGAATAGTCACTTTTCTCATGTGTACTGTGTCATCAGCAGTAATACTACTACCCGGAGTTAAACGATAGTAAAGAATAACGTTGTCAGGAGAGGACTTTTCCTCACGTTCCATATAGAACACTTTTGATTTTAAAGTGTTTTTTTCTAGGATTTCTTGAATTTCTTGCCTGGTGAAGAACTTCTTAGCCATTATTTCAATTCTCCTAATTCAATTATCGTGTAGTGGTCATCATCAGATTCAGTTCCAACATTTACCTTGTACTCTTTCCCTTTGTACTTCACGTAGTCTAAGGAATCTGTCACATAGTTAGAACGTATCCGAAATCTTGCTGTCAAAACTTGACCATCTGCCAAAGCTTTATCAAGTCTACGTTGGTAGATCTTCTCTTTTTCAGCTTTGACTTTCTTTTCTACAACTTGTTTTTCAAAAACACCTTTTTCGACCTCTGTACGCTCATCGTAACAAAGGATGATTGATACTCTAGATGATTTCATGATTTAACTCCGTAAATAGCTTTTAATTGATAAAGAATATTTGTCAATTCTTCATCAATCCAGCTCCTTGTTGTTGAATTTCCTGTCATCAAGGATTTATCAAATCTCTGAACACATCTCAAATGTAACCAATCTAAAATTGTTTCTTTATCATCCTCTTCAATCTCATTCCATTCTGTCAATTCGCTTTCTTTATCGATGCGATTGATAGGAATGTTGTTTCTCGTTAGATATGAAATCCCACCATTTATGTAGCTTAAAAATTGAGTGTCAAAGATTTCTTCTTCGACATCAACTTCAACCATTTCTTTAATTTGGTTAAGGATTGTCATTTTAGACTCCCCTTTCTATTTAAAATCAACCTTTTGTGAATTTCACAGCTGATTTGTACTGACCAAGTCGGCCACCAAGCACGCTAGCAAGTTCGATATGACGGCGATTCATCGTTACATCATAATCTTCAAAGCGATCAGCAGAAACATCATCACCAATCATCTTATAAGCCTTGTCAGCAAATGCGATAATTGGGTTAGTCGCATCTTCCATCCAGTCATAGACATATACTTGGTAACCAGCAATGACATTCCCTGTTTGTGAAATTGGTGCGAATGGTTGTGGGTCAATGTAGCGTTTTTCGCCATCCTTAACCATTTTAAGTTTACGAGCAATGGTTTTTGAAGTTACCAAAATTGGAGTTGTATTTGCAGCAAGTTTATCAATCCCTTTGACGAGGTTTTCTAAAACAGTACTGTCAAATTCCCCGTCAACACTGATTTCTTGTGTATCAAATAGTTGAGCAAGTGTTTCTTCTGCGATAGATTTAATTTCAGTGATTTTGTCATCATCATCACTATTTTTACCATCTCCGATAACAACAGCACGTTCAACTGCACGGATGAAGCCTTGTGCTAGTTCATTCATCACATAGTTGAAGTAAGCACCTGTTGTATCCTTCTTCAAGTCAGCATACTCAAAACTGTACTTGATGTAGACAGCTGCAGAGTTGATTGTATAATCGATAAATACAAAAGATTCATCTTTCTTTGTTTTGCCATTTTGATGGCCTTTAGCTTTTGCTTGTTGCGTTTGAAGCGCAACACGTACTGCATAACGAGGATCTTTGGTTACATGGTTCAGGATACCATCGTAATCATTAAATGCATTTTGGATTGCAATCAATACTGGTTCAGGTAAGATTTTGTTAACATCAGTTACACCTTTTTCAACCAGATTTGCTTCCCACGCTTTGCGGGCACTGTTTGAGCTTCCTTCATTATCCATAAGGATTCGAGCGAAATCAAGTGCAGCTTCTTTTGTTTTTAAGTATTCCATTTGTATCTTGCCTTTCTGTACTTCCTTGATAGATTTAGCAGCTTTATTGAGATTGTCTTGTTTTTCTTCAATCTCAACATCTAACTTAGAAATTGTGTTCTTGAGTTCATCTGCTTTGGATACCAATCCTTCTGCATCCGATTTCAACTGTGCAAGTTCTTCTTCTCCAATAGTTGCTGACTCCAATTTCTCTTCGATTGAAGCTTTTTTAAATTTGATCTCAGATAACTCATCTGCATGTTTTTGTCGTTCTTCCATCAATTCGACTAGTGTTTTCATTTTTTCTCCTTTTTTAAATCGTTGCAAGTTTACTCATGATATCTTGCTTCATGTTCGCCTGAGCGATTCGCTTGTCAACCACAGACATATCAAATCCCTTAATATTATCAATGGTTGCTTGAGGATTGGCTGGCACGGTCACGACAGATATTTCAAAGATTTCAACTTCTTTAAAAATCCATCCACCGTAAGGTTGCTTAGCGTCAACTGGCTCATAATCATTAATAAAAAATCCAATGCTCAGACTATCCAGTGCCCCCATCTTCATGAGGTCATAGGTTTTCTTAGCTTCTGGATCGCTTAGATTGAATGTTGACCGTGTTCGCAGACCTTTTTCATCTACCGACAGCTCATGCTTACCGATGACGCGATTGCGGTCGTGATTTAAGCACATAGGGACGACGGCCTTAGTTTTCAGGGTATTGTCAAAACACCCCTTGGCCATCACATCACCATCTCTGTCGGTATTGCCATAGGTGGAGGCATAAGCCTCAAAGTGAAAGTCAGCTGACTCTTCCTCAACTGACTTGACGACAAAGGTTTTTAATTTTTCCATATCCTACCTCCTTTCTTAAAATTTCTGCCAACCGCCCACCCTATTTTTAATTACTTTCGCTCGGCTCGATACGGACTGCATTTAGATTGGTTTCGAATACTTCTCCACCTTCATATCCTGGAAGCCCTAGATAGGTTTCACGGAATTCATTTGAATTCATCAAACCTGCGTATTTAGATTTAAATCCACCTTCTACTAGATCCTTGAATGAAATCATGTCAGCCATATCAAAGAAGACCAAGAGCTTGTTTCCTTGTGTCCTTGCCGTCTTCGTGAAATATTTTCTATTAATTTCTTCAGAGAATACACGTTGATATAATTTCATGACGCTAGAATAGTAAGCTCTATATTGTTCTTCTGTGTAGTCACAAGTAAACAATTTTTCATTAATTCCATGAGCATGATAAAGTTGAGATTTCAGAAACTCCATTTCTTCTTTAGAAGCGGTTGAGTAATCTTTGTTTAATTCCATAAACTCTTCACCTTGCTCGAGATAGGCAATGCCACCAATTTCAGCAAGTTCCATCATGCTATCAACTCTACTCTTAGCTTGTTTCTTCAAATGTTCATCTGCTGCTTTAGTTGGTAGTTTTAAGAATCCTCTCAACTTTGAATTCCCTCTGCCTAACTTCTCGGTTAACGCATCAAGGTTGATATCAATTAATTCTGTGATTTGGTTTAGTTGACTTGTCACGTTTAATTTAGGATTTTCAAAAACCCAGACATCGCTAAGAGGTAGCTCAATCTCTACATCATCAATCATGATTTCAACTCTCTCTGCAGTCCATGATATGGTTTTCTTTGCAAACCAAATTTCAATCAGTCGACCATTTTCCCAACGTGGAACAACGACTGCAACACCATCTTTCAGCATAGCTCTTGTTACATTTGCCCAAAATACAACTGGTATTTCAAGAGGATTTGGAGAGAAAGATAAAACATTTGCAAGATCACTATTTTCAAACCACTCCATCTTATCAACTCCCGTCGGATTTCGAGTGATTCTCACATGCTTAAATCGAACTTGTGCAGTATCTGTTGAAATCTTATTGTAGATATTGTCTAAGTAAATCGAATTTCTTCTCCAATAATTCAAATTTCTTTGTAAATAGGTCCTTGTGGATTTTCTATTGCTTGGTCTGAAAATCCTAGCAAAAACCTCTCTTAAATTATTTATATATTTGTTCATTCTTCACCTCAATCAAAGTAATAACTCAAGTCTTCCTTGAAATTTTCGTAGCAGATAAAAGCATCTAACTGACTAGCAAATACGTCAATCTTTTCTTTTGCTTTTTCTTTATTTGGAAATACATTGTTATTCGCATCTATCTTGACACGAACATTTGCGTGGTTCCAAGTTGCCACAGGATCGTCAAAGATGATTTTCCCCATCTTAGCTTTTTCTTTATACACTTTTAAAGGATTGGATAAGCTCTTGACCGTTTGTGGAATGTCGTGACATATATCTCCGTAGTAGTCATTAATTAAGCGGATAAGCTCTTTTGCATTCCAGCGGTCATATCCGACTGCAACTGGTAAGATTCTATTCTCACTCATAAACTGCCTTAATTCTTCAAAGATATAAGCTTGATCATTGTAGTCCAACTCATGAACATGAAGCTGTCCACTAAGCTCCCACTCAGCGTATTTGTCCCTCAGTTCTTTCGGAAGTCCTTCAATCGTATGACGTGGCATGAATTTCTTGTTCAAATACTGACGCTCTTCGCCACGCACGACCATAAATGAGACCGAACAAATGTCATTGACATCCGACAAGTCAACACCAAGCACACAGCGAGCACTCCTCTCCTCATTTCCGACAAACAAACTCTTATCAAACTTATCTAACCAACCCTTACACTCTTCATTACTGAAGTAAGCAAGATAGTTATTAACAGGGAGATTAAATGTTTTAGCCATCAGCTCAGCCTGTTGTGCTGGATCATTCTTGCTCATTTCAATATCCTTGGCAATCGTCTCCTTCTCAGTCGTTATACCGAGTAAAGGCATAGCTTTCTGCCACATATCTGGATTGTGAATTTCAGAAACATCATCCAGCTGATAAATCCAAGGCATGACCGAATGATTGACAATCTTTTCATCAAGAATATCTACCCAGATGTTGTAATACTTATCAAAAAGCTTGTCCCGTTTCGTCCCATTGGTGGAGATGTACCAGGTTATCCAATTTTTTCGCTTGCGACTCGAACCATCATTCACAACCTTGATGAAGTCATCATCATAAGTGTGCACTTCATCAAAAATATTGTAGTGAGCATTAGTACCATCAAGACTTTCATAGTCGGAAGTCTTGATTGACATAAGACTATTAGTTGTCTCGTACAAGATACCTTGTTTAGTTGACCGTAGTATGTCAACCTCACGCATATAGTGTAGCAAGCTCTCTTCGTTCGACAGCATAGCTCTAGAAGCATTAAACAGATATCCAGCTTGTTCACGACTGTAAGCTAGAAGCTGAATATCAGCACCCCACTCACCGTCAATAATCTGACCAACCTCACCAATGGCAGAACCAAGGGTTGTTTTTCCTGTACCACGAGGTACAATAATAGGCACCTCATGAATGAGACGCCTTTCTTCAAAATCTTTATATTCTTCAAGTGTATCGGGATCTGTTTTTGTAACTTCAACTGTATGATAAAAACCCCACGTTGTTTCTAGCCAGACCTTCTGAGGCAAAGCCAAGTGTAACTTTCCAGCAAGACCTTTAGTGTTGCTGCACTCTTCCTCAATGAACTCAATCCGTTTGTCAACTTCTTCTTGTTTAAAGATGTATTGTTCCTTGTACCTCTCTACTCGTTTAATCGACTTCATCGTAAGTTCACAAACACGAATCTTCCCTGAGTAGACCAGCTGAGCATATTTATCAAAATATCTCATCTCAACCATATCGAGCCAACTTCTCCTGAATCATTTCTTTGAGGCTATCACCCTGTGGACTTTGCTTTTCAATCGTTGACATAATCTGCATGTTTAGCTTTTGATACTTTTCCATTCCATCAAGTAAATACTTATCAGGTAGCTCACCGTCATTGATGACTTTATTGATTTCCAATTGGAAGTTTTCAATCACTTTTTGATTATGATTGTATTGAGTTTTAAGATTTTTCAAACCTACTGAATCATTGTCATTGATTTCAAGCATTTTTTCTTTTGGAATTAACTTGAAAGTCTTACGAGATAGTTCAACACGTTCTTCTCTTGTATACTTCTGCCGTTGATTTGCCAGCTTTTCTAACTCTTTGAATTGACTTTTTGTGATATTCGACCGAGTTTCTTCAAATATGCCTAGCTTTTTTCGATACCTGGTGAGGGTAGCACGACTTATTCCTAGCTTTTCTAAAACTTCATTGATTTTCAAAATCATACTCCTTTCTTGTATCAATTTTCGTCATTTTTGGGGGAGAGGTATATAAGAGGATTGACACCGTTATTATTTTGGGTGTGTGAAAATTTTAAATAGGGGGGATCTGATAAAAATAAAAAATTCAAAAAATAAAAAATCAAAATAAATTAATATTCCGATTTTCTAAATTTAAATTTATTTTACTTTGAAATGTTTTTGTATTATGACACTCGAGACAAAGTAATTGCAGATTATCTTCGTTGAGAGTAATAGACTCATCTTGATAATTAGTTTCATCAATCTCTATAATATGGTCAACAATGCTCTTGCCATGAATTAAACGTCCACACATGTCACAGCGCATACGCTTTATACTTCTGATTCTATTTCTCAAAGTTCTCCAAGGTTTCGAGTTGTAGAATTTAATCTGCCAAGTTCTAAACCAGTCAGAGTGTTTAGGATTCTTGAATGTCATAGCTTGAATGATTCAACTCGGATTTCTCTTGTGTATCTGTTCATGAACGAAATCATCTTATACATTGGCTTGTCCCATGCATAAATTATTGATGTGTCAACTAGAATCTCACTAGTCAACGAGTACGGATACCTTTTTGGTCTCATGCTTACCTCCAACAAAAAGAGAACAGATCTAGACTTGCTCTCCGAATTTTTCGCATGATACAAATATATCAGATTCATTTTGTCAATGCTATATCTTTTTTTGACAAGATTTATTTTTGAGTTTTGAATTTATGTAAAATATCTCTGTTGAATTAGTTATATCTTATATTTTATCCAATTTTGTTTCATACTAAAAAACTAGCACGGACAACGCTTCAGGCCCTCTTCAAAATATAAACTAGAAACCTCCTCGTTATGGATAGTTGAAAAAATCAAAAAAATATTAGAGGCTAAAATTACTCATCTTAGTATCAAGTTCATCTTGCCTTACACAAATATAAATTAGTGTAACTGCTGGACTTGAATGATTGAATAATGACATCAAGTCTGCAACGTTCTTGTACTTCTTGTAGTAATGATAGCCAAATGTTTTTCGCATCGTGTGAGTTCCGACATTATCGATTCCTAAGTCTTCAGCAGCTCTTTTAAGAAACCAGTATACCGTCTTATAGCTGAGCGCCTTATTCTTTCCGACACGACTCTGAAATAGATACTCATGTAATTCTTTATCTTTGACAAATTCCCTCAATTCATTCTTGAGTGGCCTTGTCATTTTAATGCTCTTGTATTTCCCTGTTTTCTGTTCCCTAACTTTAATATGCCAACCTTGAACATCTTTAACCTTTAGTTTGAGAATATCTCCGACACGAAAACCTGTATTGATTCCCAAAAGAAATAACATGTAATACTTTTCATTCCAAGATGATAGATAGTCCTTCATGGCTTGGATATCATCCTTATCTCGTAACGGTTCAACAATATTCATAGTTTTACTCCTTTCACAAAAAAATAAAGCACTAAGATTTTCTCAGTACTTTGGATAGTATCAATCTATCATATTCTTTTTGTCAATGCTATACTTTTTTTTGACAAGTTACATGAACAATAACTTTGCAAGTGTATCAAGAATGATTTCACGTCTTCTGTAAATCTGCTTACTGTGCCTGTATAGATACCCAGTGTCACCATTCTCCATTTTATGCCAAACTTGAATCCAATCGTACCTAGTGTGTTCTCCCCATTTCAAATGAAAGATTTTTTTATCATCAGGTTCAAGTACATCGAGTAGCTTTGAAATTGCTGTTTGAAAGTTTTCCAGTCTTAAAACCATCGGATCGCTTGCATAAGCAACTGCTAGGTTCTCAGACCTATTTACGAACGTGCCACTTCCGCTTGCACCAGTATCATCAATACCAGGAACAGTGAGATGTTTCACTTCGTACAATCGTTCTAATTCATGTCTTCTTTGACCAATCAATTTGTCAATCTGTAAGTATTTATCATTGAGTTCAAACTCGAGATAATCTCTTCGTGCTGTTATTAGGTTCTTTTTGCCCAAACCTTACCTCCCATATATCTTTTAGTTAAGCACTTGCCATTCCACGTTGTACCCCAGTTCATCCAAGGTTGAGATAATGGTCTCGAATGTAACTCCATTTTCGTGATTGAGCAATCCTTTAACATTCTCAAGGAATAGATATTTAGGTCTGAGAATAGATGCGAACCTAGCAATTTCAAAGAACAAAGTTCCTCGTGTATCTTCAAAACCTCGTCTGTTTCCTGCAATTGAGAAAGCTTGGCACGGAAATCCTCCACAGATAATGTCCACACTTCCGATTCCTCGAATAGATTCATCTGATACTGCTGTGATGTCATGTAATTCTATTTCTCCCTTCGTATTGTGTATCGCTTTATAGCTTTCTCTAGCAAACTTGTCAATCTCACAAAAGCCAATACATTTATGGCCGGCAGACTCCATGCCTAAACGAAAACCGCCAATTCCTGCGAATAAATCCAAGAATTTCACAACATCACCTCATCCCCAACTTTCACTTTCTCATACACGTCCTTCGTAACCACGAACACACCATAGTCACGTATCGTTAGCGTATATAGCTTGCCATGCCGTCCTTTCTCGACGACTTTACCGAATATCTCAACGCCTGCGTTATCAGCCTTGTAGATAACCATCGGCTTCTTCTCTTCCAAATCTCGAATCCTGTCCATCTGCCAGATATTCAATCCAGCAGATAGCAGAATCCAGATAGCTATGAATCGTTTCAATTTATGACCTCCTCCTTCAATTTAAGCTCAATCTCTAAGTAAAAGCTTTGATCAGGTATCTCCAGTATCGCTGTAGTGGTTTTACCATCAGAACCAACGATAATTTCTCCGATTGCCAAAACTAAGTCTCCAATTGTGCTATTTAGCGTAAGGCTCATCACTCCACCTCCTCAACTTCAACACCCTCACAATCAAACACCCAGCCGAAGTTTGCGTCTTCTAGTTCTTTACGGGTGTGGGAATATATAACATCGTCTAAACTAAAGCTTTTTGTAAAGAAATACCTTTTAAAAAGTTCTCCATAAACCAACATATTTTCTTTAATATTCCCTTTAATCTTAACAAAATACCGCTTTTCTTTTTCAACCTCGTAGCCGTCAAGCCAAGCAAGACAGAATTTTTCGATGTTATTTTCGTAAAACCAATCAGGAACTTTCTTATCATAATGATCTTCAATTACTCTCATTGCACCGTAAACATGAAAATTGTTTTTCTTTTTAAATTCTATATATTCCGCCACACACTGCGGAACTATGACTTTTTCACGTTCAACCATACCCTCAATTTTACCTTGCTCGTAGCCCTCTCGCCATTTTGCACGGCTAAAATCCTGTTCAAATTCGCTCATGATAGCCTTTAACCAAACCTCTCTATCATGCAATGGCAATTCTCGCAATCGTGCTAGTATGTTCTTTACGTAGCGTGGAGCTTCATCTGCGTAACCTATTTCGGATTCGGCTAGCTGTTCAAAGATTTCTTTTACATCCTTCCGCCAAACTACATAACCTTGAAAATTCCCAGTTATTGTTCTTCGTTCCTCTAATTTTTTAATCAATTCCTGCTTATTCATCTTAGTTTCCTCCATAAATCAAATAAACTGCAATAACTACCTGAGACATTCCTGGCGAATAGCCAATCCAATCATCAAACTCCTTAGATTTTGGCAACCAATCCTTAGTAGCTCCCAAATCATAGTCTGTAGGCTTTTCATCAGCGAAGATGCATTCCATCGCTCCCATAAACGTCATACCATCTTCTGCCATTTCCCAAAAATAGTCCGCCCGGTCTTTCACCGCTTGTGGTAAATCTTGCTTGGGAGGTTGCGGCTTCCCGTCTTCTACCGTCCAGTTGTATACTGCATTAACTTTTTGCTTTAACTCTTCCATCATCTTCCAACTCCTCCAATTTCCGTCTCAATTCTTTATTCTTTTTCCTCAACAAATCGCGCTCCAGCGCTCTAATCCGTCTCTTGCGTGCATCGCACGGCTTCGAATACTCGATTATCTTCTCTTCGTTTTGCTCGATCGTGCGTTTCAGTCCGTCAATCTCAGCCTGTTTATCGTACTTCATCTTCTAAAAATCTTTCAATAGCTTCTCTGTAGGAGACTTCCACCAGACCGTCTAAGTCGTTCAGGGCTTCAATATAGTCTGGACGCCCTTGTCCATACTGCTCTTTCAAAAATTCAACAAAGAGATGAATTTCCTGATAGGTTACTCCAACCATATTTCTTACCTCCCACTAAAAATGTAACGTTATTGATCATCTTTCTTTTCCTTTCTTGCTGCACGTTCCCCGACTAAATAGCCGAGAAATAACCACAGAATAGCCATTCCAAATTCTTTAATAAGTTCAATCATTTTTTTCTCCTCCTGAAAAAGTCGCTAAATAGTAACAATCCTTCGAACCGTAGTCAAACCGTGTCGTCCGCTGACCAATGTGCTTCTGAAATCTTGGATGAGTGATAGCCGAGAAAACCCACTGATGATCTTCCATCTGTTCAATGAGATCATCGACATTGTCAAACGTTCCAAGGTAAAACTTGCAGTGCCCGTTGTAGACGAAGTAAAGCTCTAACATCACTCCACCTCAACGGGATAAAAATTCCCAAAGGAACCCCTCAAAGCCTTACCAACCTGTACGGCTGCCCCACGAGAAACAAACCGCATGGCTTTCTTCTCCTCTGAACATGAAATGTCCAAGCCAGTCACACCAATAACTACGGACCTCAGAAACGGCTTATCCTCTCTTGTCCCATGTCTTAAAATAAACATCAGCCACCTCCATTCTAAAAATATTGCTTCCGCTTGTTTGTCAAGTCGTTGAAAACCATTAAATGGTCTTTATCCACACCCTTCATCAGTCTGGACATAAAGGGTCTGCCATATCTTTTCTGAATATCAGCAGAAGTCAAATTGGTGGTAATGATTGTATTTGAACGCTTATTCAGGATATTGTAGAGAATAGTAAACGACCATTCGCTATCCTTTTCCATTCCCAAATCATCCAAAACCAAGAACTTAGCACTGGCAATTTTATTGACCAGAAACTCCTCCTGACTAAAATCAGCTTTAATCTTCATCAACAAGTCCGTCACGTTGATGAAGATAGCAATCTCTTTCGTGTACTCAGATAGAGCCTTAACCATCGCAAAGGCCAAATGGCTCTTACCTGTTCCAGCTTCTCCTTGTAACACGATGTTGTTCCTAGCACCCTCAGACCACTCACGACAAATCCTCTTTGCAAAAACTAGCTTTTCTGCTTCTTTTTCAGTTGGTGTTTCAAAATTGTCCAAAGTCGCATTTTTCAAAACCTCATCATAAAGAGAAAACTTCTCAAGATAGTATTTCCTCTCTCGCTCATTCTCAGCGTCGGCCAATTCATTCACTCTTGCTTGATTTTCCTCATGAATCCGCTCAGATTCACACATGCGGCATACAACACTCTCAGTCCGCAATATTTTTATCAAAGGAATATTATGCTTGTCGCAAAGCTCTTTCTGTTGTTCTGTATTCCTGTGATAAGATAAGGCAATTTCATCAAACACATTGTCTACCATGACAGACGACCTCCGCATTCATGCCAGCTAGCCATTTCAGACAAGCAAGCAACCACTTGATGAATTGGCTGGTTGGCTAAAAGAGTTTTCTTCTCGTAGCTTAACGGATAATAGTCAATCTCGAATTGCTCAATTAGTTCTAAAATCCCCATTCGTCCCTTACCTCCTGTTCCGATGTTTTATCGTTTTGTTGTCCTGGACGACTGTAATTCTTTCCCTCTTTATATTTTTGGTCATTCTCATCTACCTGTTCAATCGATGTAAAACCTTTCTTTTTCCAATTCTCAAGAATGCCTCTTAGATACTTAAAACTAGGTTGATGAATCTCCGAAGTTATCTCAATTGCACGGTTTAACATATCAAAATTCATTCCATCAATTCCTACATATTCAAGCAACTGTTGATGTTGTTTATCGTTGATTCGAATACCACTATGTTTCAAATTTTCAGAGAGGCTGGAACTAATCATCACCTTATTATTTTTATCTTTCTCTATCTCTTTATCTATATCTATATCTCCGTTGCAAGTTGTTGCGATAGTGTTGTAATGCAACTTTTGTAATTCTCTGTGCTTACGACTTCTACGAGTACTCGCTGTTTCACTCCCAACCATCTCAGGAACCTGTTCTAAGAAATAATCACGGTCAGAGTTTCTAGTCAGCAATCCTTTGCTTTCTAAAAAAATCAATGTAATTTTAATATCTTCAACATTTTCGTCAATGACAAGAGCGATTTCTTCGGCTAGATTGTCAGCAAGTCCATCATAGTAAATATGCCCTCCGTCTTCCAAGCTAATTAACATCATTTTGAGATAAATGATGGTATGTGTATCTCCGCCAGCAATCTTACGAAGTAGTTTCATCTCCTTTGACTTAAAGAAGTCCTGAGCAAGCTGGATCCAGAAATACCGCTTGTTTTTTAACGCCATAATCTCACACCCCACTTCCTACAGTTAGCTCGGTACTTCATCCGCATATCCTCATAGATGTGCCTGCCTTCCAGCTCCATTTTTTCAATCTTTAGCAGCTTATTTTTAAGGGTCACATAACGATAGTCCTTTGCTAGTTTTTCATAGTCGGTTAGGTATTCTTTGACTAGTAATAGATTTTTATAATCGTTTTCCCATATCGTAATAAAATGTCTTGAAGTTGATTCCCTTCCTTCCAGTTCTTTAACAATCATAATCAGGTTATCCAGCGATTCAATCAATTCTTCCATTTCCTGACCTCCTCATTACAAAAATCTGATTGCAGACTGTTTAGGTTCTGGCAAAGCTAACAGCTCAGGGCGCAATCCTACGGGCGGTTCGTTGTCATATGTGAATCCTTTGAACTCTCTGCGAATATTCTTGCGAATTTCTTGCCATTTGTCCTCTCTACCACGTTCATATGCATGATTACGCACTTGGATAATCATAGACGCAAATTCTTGCTCTTCTCGTCTTTCTTCTTCCTTGCGTTGTTCCTGCAATTTGATATGACGGCAAGCCCCTGCAAATCCAAGCAGCAAGGCTCCAACCCCCATCAGCTGGTCTAAAATCGGTGGTTCAAACATTTTTATCTCCTTATCCTCTTTTTGTGCTATAATATAGTCAAATAATTTTGCTAAGACCTTGTCCAGAAGCCTTTTAGTAAAGTTATTATATTTGATTAGAGAGCCATTCTTTGATGGCTCTTTTTGACCATTTCTTACCAGGTAATTCCTTTGGAAATCCCTTTAAGTAACGATAATTATCTGAAAAGGTGGCATACTTAATTCCTAGAAATTCGCAGGTAGTGTTCACATCCATCAACTCTGGATAGTGGTCACTATCTTTTTCTATTTCAACTAATCTAGTGATTGTATCCTTGATAATGGATTTAATCCATTCAGATAGTGAAAGTAGAACATTGTCCATCTTTTTCCCCTCCTACACTTCGTCAAATGAGTTCAATTTCATGATTTTCATCTTGGTATTGGTGCTTGGCTCCCAAGTCATCCAGTAAGCTAGAGCGGCATCCGCATGCTTCTTGGGTAGCAAGTCATAGCGACTAATGTTGAAGTGGTCTTTAAAGTCAATCTCAGCTTGTCTAAAGACTGACTGAGCAAAAATCTTATCCGCATAAGCAGGGCTATCAATACCACCCAGGCAAGCCACAACCCTAGCCTTACGCTTCTTCAGTAATGATTGGGCATAGCTAGGATGAATCGGTTGCTCACTCTTGAGGTAGTCAATATCTTCTAGCATGGTCGCTTGTTGCTCACGCAATTTCTTTTGGCCAGTGAATAGAGCAATAAAGGCATCCTCGTCCAAATCCTCACGTATGAATCCACCCTGCTTGCGAATAGCTGGCAAAACCTCTGATGTAACCCAGCGCTTGAACTCTCTAGCTTGTAGAAGCTTACTTGAAAGAATGAGAGAGTAGAGACCAGATTCGTTAATGATGATAGGGTTTTGATTTCTACCCATGGCGTCACGAATCGTTACCCCATCTGTCTTATCGTCATCATCTACATGGTCAAAAATTGCTTTTCTTGAATTCGCATATCCCAAGATATCCGCTACATCCTTCCCAACGAACCACGGTTCGTCATCAATTGTCAAAGTACGGACTTCCTGCCCGTGAAAATTAAAAATTTCGTTCATAATATTCCTCTTCTTACTTTTCCTAGTGTTAAAATAGTTTCCCAAACATCTAGTCCCTCAAGACTATCGATCATCATCTGACTAAGTTGGTGATTTTTCTTCTGCCAATTCAGTATTATTTTCGCTTGCATGTATGGACCTCTCAGTGATTTCTCCAAGGGTTTTCAATACCCAAAACATCTGCAACTTTTTCCTTAACAGACTCACTACCTTTGCCATACTTCAGCAACTCTGAAATAACTGATGATGTTACAAATACTTGTTTTGCTAACTCAGCTTGAGTCATATCAAGCTCAATCAAACGAGTTTTGATTTTAGCCTTGATTATCTTTAGTTCTTTACTCATCTTTCTCCTTTCTATTTCTTCGTTTCACTTTCCAGCGCTCTGAGTTCTATCTCATGGCTGGCTTGTTTAAATAGCTTCTCACACGCTATTTTAGCTTCTCTGTACGTTGTGTTCTCGCTGATGAAGTAATCAGCAAGTTCGATGATTTTATCTTCCATTCAACCTCCTATATCAGTCTCAAGACTGAGGTAATATCTTCCTAAATTGCTATAATAATCTTGACTAGGACCTCTCACCGTTTTAGTCAAAATTCCAATAGAAAGGAGGAAATTTTATATGTCAAAACTCACTAAAGAAGATGTTTTACAAGTTTCTCAAGAAATTATCAACGATGCTATTCCAGTTATCAAAGATATGTTAGATGAGGTATTTAAAGAATACCCAATCGACATGGAAATTAGAAAGGCTATTCTTAATAGCGTCCTTGTCGCTCATAAACTCAGTACAGAAACTACGGTTTCGTTGCTAACAGAACTTGTAAATGCTCAAGAAAACTAGTGTTTCTTAGAATTTTTTCTACTAATTCAGGGTCTGCCTTTACGAGGGTGGACTCTTTTTTCCCACTATACGGATATCGTCTTAGTCTCATTTCCTCACCTCCTTTTAAAAAATTATCTAAAAAGTTAGCGAATTTCTTGACATTGATAAATAAATTTATTAAAATCAAAACATAGAGAAAAGACCTACTAAAAAGTAAGGTTATACCTAGAAAACGGACGCCAATCAGTTTCATTAGGCTTTATTTTTTAGTTGTCTTGTTCGCTAACTCTTTAGCTTACAAAAATTATTGTAGTAAATTTATTAAACTTTGTCAACAGTTTTGTAGTAAATTTATTAAATATTTTTTGTCATGCCTTAGAAAGGTTGATGTATCAATGTTTTTCACATTTGAAAAAATAAAAGAATTGGCTGACAAACAAGGTATTTCATTAAATAAACTTGAAGAAAAACTAGGTTTTAGCAGAAATACAATTTATAACATGAAGAAATCCACACCAAATGTTGAACGAGTTTCAATGATTGCTGACTACTTCAACGTGTCCACAGATTATTTACTTGGTCGCACGGATAACCCAACAATCGCTGGTAGTCATGACTACAAATGGGAAGGTAAGACTCTAAACGTTGAAGAAATGGCATCTAATGTCATGATGTTTGGCGGTCGAGAATTAACAGATGAAAAGAAGAAAATCATCCAGTCTATCATTGAAGGTTATCTCAAAGAAGCTGGTGATTAGAGGTACTGCTTAGTGACTGAAAAAGAAATTATAAGTCATTTTCAGATTCGTATTATCGATTTTGATGGAGATTTGATGCCTGATGAACTTGGATTTTACGAAAAAGAAACCAATACAGCTTTCTTGTCTAACAAACTCAGCAAGAAAGAGAGAGTTAAAGTACTACTGCATGAACTTGGACACAAAGACCACACACGCTCAGAGTACCAGAACGCTCGCCTACGCTGTGAAAACGAAGCTGATAGGAATATGATCCATCATCTCGTAAAAGACGCGATAGAAAGCTTAGACGACCCCACAGAGTTTGATTACCTCAAATTCATGTCCTACTACAATCTAAAAACCATGACGAATGAAGTCATGGTAAAAGAGGAATACTTTGCATTGATGGAGTGAAAGGAGACTCATATGTCTTACTCGTATGTTGCTTTAGATGTTGAAACTGCGAATGACTTTCGCGGTAGTGTTTGTTCTATCGGATTAGTAAAATTTAAAGATGGAAATATTGTTGATGCTTTTTACACTTTAATCAATCCAGAAGAAGAGTTTGATGATTTCAATATTTTCATCCATGGCATTACACCTGAAGATGTTCTTGATTCACCTACATTCCCAGAGGTGAGAAAGGCGATTGTTGATTTTATTGGTTCTGATATAGTTGTAGCCCACTTTGCACAGTTTGATATGGGTGCTCTTAAAGATGTATACCAAAAATACGAGCTGGATTTTGATAATATAGAATATATTTGTTCGTATCGATTAGCCAAGGTCGCTCTCCCTGGACAATTGAATTACAAACTAAAAAGACTAGCTAAAAATTTGAATATTGAGCTAGACCACCACAACGCTTTATCAGATGCACGAGCAAGCGGATTGATTTTAGAATACTTATTATCTACTAATTCATTTTCCGACCTCAACGCTTTTTTAAAAGAATATAGCTACAATAAAACTGGCTTACTTGGTCAGTATGGATTTAAAAGGAAAAAAAGTTATCAGTACAAAGAAAATCTTATCTATCAGCCAACAGAAGAAGAAAAGGCAGCAATGAACCCAGACCATTACTTTTACGGTTTGTACTTTTGCTTTACTGGAAAACTCGAGCGAATGACTAGAAAAGAAGCTAACAAAGCTACTGCATTAGTTGGTGGTATTCCTGAAAAAGGAGTGACTAAACACACTAATATCTTAGTTGTAGGAGAACAAGATTGGAGAGTAGTCGGTACAGATGGGTTAAGTAGTAAAATGAAAAAAGCACAAACCTTGTTAGAAAAAGGTCAAGATATTGAAATCATGACAGAAAATGATTTTATAAGATTGCTTGAGGAGTAATTAACAAAAAATAACAAAAAAGCTCCACAATCTCCCTCGCCAAAGTTTGATTGTGAAGCCCACCCTTATAAAAAATCAGCCATTAAAAAGGCCTCTTTTCTATACCCTATTTTACACCATGAAAGGGGTGATGTCAATATTCTCAATGTTTAGACCTTGTCCAGAAGCCGATAAACAAGGAGAATACAATGAAATATAATAAAACAAAATACCCAAATATCTATTACTATGAGACTGCTAAAGGCAAGCGTTACTATGTCAGACGTTCTTTTTTCTTCCGAGGTAAAAAAAGAGAAAAAAGTAAAAGTGGTTTCACAACTCTCCCTCAAGCTCGCGCAGCCTTGGTAGAGCTTGAGCAACAAATTCAAGAACAAGAATTAGGTATTAATACGAATCTAACGCTTGATCAGTATTGGGATATCTATTCTGAAAAGAGATTGTCAACAGGGCGCTGGAATGACACTTCCTACTACCTCAATGACAATCTCTATAAGAACCATATCAAGGCAAAGTTTGGTTCTACCCTGCTTAAAAATTTGGATAGAAATGAGTATGAACTATTTATCGCTGAAAAGTTGCAGAACCATACCAGATACACTGTTCAAACCCTCAATTCCAGCTTCATGGCATTGCTGAATGATGCCGTGAAAAATGGTAATCTGCTCTCAAATCGCTTGAAAGGTGTTTTCATCGGCCAGAGTGATATCCCTGCTGCAAACAAGAAAGTGACTCTCAAAGAGTTCAAGACTTGGATAGCAAAGGCAGAAGAGATTATGCCAAAACAATTCTACGCTCTGACCTATCTGACAATTTTTGGATTGAGAAGAGGAGAAGTCTTTGGATTGCGTCCAATGGACATCACTCAGAACGACAGCGGACGGGCTATACTGCATCTTAGAGACAGTCGAAGCAACCAGACCTTAAAAGGGAAAGGAGGGCTTAAAACGAAGGATTCAGAGCGATATGTCTGCCTTGATGATATCGGAACAGACCTGATCTATTATCTGATAGCTGAAGCTTCTAAGATTAAGCGAAAGTTAGGAATTATCAAGGAACAGCACAAGGATTATATAACTATTAACGAGAAAGGTGGTCTCATCAATCCAAACCAGCTAAATAGAAACTTCAATCTAGTGAATGAAGCAACAGGATTGCATGTAACACCTCACATGATGCGCCACTTCTTCACGACTCAAAGCATTATTGCAGGGGTTCCGCTTGAACAATTAAGCCAGGCGCTGGGCCATACAAAAGTCTATATGACCGATCGTTACAATCAAGTAGAGGACGAACTTGCTGAAGCGACAACAGACCTATTTCTTAGTCATATTCGCTAAAAAAATCCCCGCCAATTCCCCGACCAAAATCCGAAAAATACCGAAAAATATCGAAAAATTATTTTTAGAATAGTCCCCAAAAGCCTGAAATAAAGCTAAAAAACTCCACCTGATTGGGTGGAGTTAAGGGAGATTATTATGAAAAAG